TTAAATCATTACCAGCACCAAACGTAGCCTTGCCGTTGTCGCCAAAAGTTACATTGTTGCCGTTAGTGTTTAAAGTTTGTGCTAAAGTATATGGAGCCGTTACGTTGTTGTAGTTAGTGGTGATAACCCAAGACGCGCCTGTGTACACATACATAGCGTTTTCTGTGCTATTAAAATACAAAGCACCCGTCAACAGTGAACCACCGTCATTATCCAGAGAAGGCGCTGATACCTTAGCACCTAAATAACGGTCGTCAAAGCTATCGTAAGCAGCTTCCGCAGCAGCCACAGACGCATCTAAGGTAGCTTTAGAAACATTAACGGTAGAGGTTAATAAGTTTACTGCGGAGGTAAGCGCAGCTACTTCAGTTTCAACTGTCATAATTAAATCCTTTACGCAAATGCGTGTTGTGAGATGTAGCGTGTTTGAGAATCAGTAAAGGCTGTAGCCATCTGTAAGAATACTATTTGATAACCTACAGCAGCATCTGCGGCTTGTTGAATGCTTGTCATATTAGCAGCAGCTAAACTTACGCTTCCCATGTCAGAAGCTACTTCACTGATGTTAAGAACATTGGCCGCCACAACTGGAACACTAGCAGAAAGACCAGCCACTGTTGAGATGTCTCCAGCAGTAATATTAGCTACTGTAATTACTTCTGAAGATAGATTAGACACTGTTGTGACATCTGCTTGCAAATTAGCAACTGTCTCTACTTTACTTTTGTATGTAGGTTCAGCAACAATTTCTATCTTATCGTCAATAGCAGCTACTAATGCTATTTCAGAGTTTATGGAAGATACTGAAGTAACTTCTGGAGCAATGCCAGCAACTGTTTCTACTTTATCTTTATAAATAGGTTCAGCAACAGTCTGAATGTTTTGTTTATATGTAGTATCAGCAACTACAGACACATCGCTACTAATACCAGCTACTGTAGTTACAGCGCCGTCAAGAGCAGCTACAGACGCTACAGCGCCAGCAGTGATGTTAGCCACTGTAGTCACGTCAGAAGCAATGTTGGCTACGGCATCAACAGAGCCTATGTTAGCAGCAACAGTGCCAATGTCAGCAGCGTCTGCAATAACTGTGTCAATCTTAGCCTCCATCCCAGAGACGTTGACAACTTCAGAAGTTATGTCAGCAACCGCAGAAACATCAGAAGCAATAGCAGCCACAGCGCCAATGTCTACAGCATCAGCAGCAACAGCGTTAATGTTAGAAAGGTTAGAAGCAACAGTGGTTACGCTGGTAATAGCGTTGCCCACAGAAGCTACACTTGCAGCGTTGGTGGCAACTGTGTTGATGTTAGTAGTATTGTCTGCAACAGTTGTTACTTTGACTACGTTAGCTGCAACAGTGTTGACTTTAGAAATATTAGTAGCAACAGTGTTGACGTTAGCAATGTCGTTATAGACACCTGTCAGTTCTGTAGCTTTGGCAGCCACTGTCTGCACAGCAACACTATTGGCTGTGGCAGCAGAGACGGCAGCGGCAGATGCTGAAGCAGCAGCAGAGATTGCTGAACTAGCTGCGGCATTTGCGGAATTAGTAGCTTGGTTAGCTTGGGTTGTAGCAGTTGTTGCTTGAGATGATGCAGTAGCAGCAGACGCGCTTGCATTTGTTGCAGAACCGCTGGCATTAGTGGCACTGGTAGCGGCAGCAGACGCGCTTGCGGCAGCTTCACTAGCTTTTGTGGTAGCAATGCCTGCCTGTTCCGTAACAGCGGATATAGTTGCATCGTCTGTTGAAAGTGCTGCGCCACCCGTTCCTCTGAAAATAGCCATAAAAAGCCCTACAAATTAGTATAAGAAAGAAAGGATAAAGAAAGGGGACTCCGAAGAATCCCCGTTCAGTTGTATTAGCCGCGAACAGCTAGTACGATGCCTGCTTCTGGACGCAGTACCTGAGTACCGTACAGAGTGTCAGCAGTGTAAAGAGTGCCTAAGAACTCTTGCTTGTATTGAGTTTGTGAACGAACGCCTTGCTGTTCAGCCAGAACCATAGCGTCTTTGTGCAACAACAGAGAAGCACGAACGCCTGTTTCAGTTGTTGGGCAGTTGCTAGAAACATATACGTTAACGCCGTACAGGTTACCAATCTGACCGTTCTTAACACCCTTGCCGTCTACGAAGTCAGAAGACATGTAGCGGTCAATGCCCATGATAGCGTTACGCAGAGCAGGTGGAACAACATAGCTACGACCGTCCATTGGTACGTCTTCGTCATCAAGCTTCTGAATCAGGTTACGGAAAGCAGCGTCAGTGAAAGCGCCTACGTCAGCAGTGCCATCAATGTCGTATGCTTCCAGAGCTGAACCAGCACCAATCTGGAAAGAAGCGCTGTGTGCCCAAGAAGAACCGTTACCGTTACCCAGAGACTTGCCCAGAGCAAACAGGTCATCGTCAACTTGCTTGGCCAAACCGTAGCCAGCGTCACCAGTGTAGAACTGACGCAGTGAAGCGAGAGCCTGTACGTTGGTGATGTCTTCGATCAAACGTGAGAACTCGAAGTGCTTGTTGATGCTGATCAGTACTTCTGATTCAACATTGTTCTGGATAGTAACAGCGGTGTTAGCTAGTTTAGCGTTAGCAGTGCCACGGACAGGCTTAGGAACGTGAATGGTATCACCTTTCTTGCCTGACATGCTCATCTTCTTAACAAGGTTCGCAAGAATCAAGTTAGTCTGATAAGCTGCTACAACCTCGTCACTCCAGATTTGTGGAATGAAAGTTGCTGCGCTAGTGTTGTCTACTGCACCGCCCATAGCGGGATATACTGAAGTTGCCATAATATAAAGTCCTTAAAGATTTAGTGTCGGACTCTCCCTTCTGAATAGGCTTTGATGATTTCATCAGATAAAGCCAAGTATCGTTCTGGATCGTCCCTCATTAGTTTAATAATGTCGGCGCGTCTATAAACTTTCTTCCCTTGCGTCTCTCCACTGCCTTGAGCTGTGCCTGTTGATGCAGTTTTGATAGCAGCTTTACGACCTGCCATTTCAGACGCTACAGTTTGATTAACCGCTTGTTGACGTTCTTTCCACGTTGTGAAGAGTTCATCTGCTGCATCATAATCGTACTGCTTGTCTGCCTGAGCAAAGAGCTGTTTTCTAATCTTAGAACCTTGAATCCAGTCAACAAACTTCTGGTCTTGTAGCACATTCTGCATGTCAGGATGACGCTGCTGTAGTTGTGAAAGTGCTGTAGACTTTTTGTATTGCTGTGTTACTGCTTCGGCTTCCCTAATCTTAGGGTGATTATCAATAGCTCTCCTGACGGCCTTGTCAGGGTCTGAGAAGAAGTCTATTTCTTCGTCAGGTTCTGGTGCTTTTTGGTTGTCGAGTTGTGTCTTTATATATTGATCGACTACGCCGCGTAACTCACCTACCTCGGAACTCTGCCGCCCTAGGAGCTTCTCAGCTTCTTGGTGCATCCGTACAATCTCTGCAGTGCTCTTCCCTTTGTACTTCTCTGGTATGTCTTCTTCAGGAGGTTGCTGATATTCAGGCTCCTGTTGAGCGGTGTTTACTTCGTCTTCGTCTTCTGGACGCTCGTCTATGAGTGTTGCCATTATTAAACTCCGTGATCTAAGTCATTGTGGAGGTTTATATTATGAAAGGGTTCTTACGAGTTAGCCTTTCTCTCTTGTAATATCTTCTGCTGACGGTTCTTCGCCCACTTCTCGGTTGCACCTAAAAAATCACCGCTAATGGGGTCTAAAGCAGAACGTACAGGAGATATAATCTTTTCAGCCATCTTGTTACAATCTAAGCAAGGTGTGTGTGTTACTCCAGATTTGACAAGTCTTTCATTGACATGTCCATCTTCACATTTAAAATCAAAAAGCAGAGCCATTACGCTTCTACTTCTTCTGGTTCCTCGTTAGCTTGCTCTTCGGCTGCTTTGATTTGAGCTTCTAAGTTGAGGATGTTTGCAATGACTGCCAGTTGCCCTTTACGGAAGTACAGGTCATTACCATCTTTACACGCTTCAACTGAGTTGATAACAGTAGCGTTCTGCATAAGGTCTTGCTGTAGTTGTTTCCAGCCAGCCTCCATAAACATAGTGCGGTAGTTATCGTAATACTGCTCAAGT